GTGATTATTCCTTTGGAAGACAATACGATTGCAGCAGTTATGATTGCTGGATCTTGGGGAGAACCTGGTGCCTTCACGCTTGTTGATGGTACAAGCAACTTCCGTCGCTTATTTGGTAAACCGATTGATGAACTCCTTCCGATTCGTGAAGCTTTGAAAGGAACTGGTAAGGTCCTTGTCTACAATGGTGTGAACAACACTGGGGTACAGGCAACGAAAACAGAAAGCGATATGGTCGTTACAGCTAAATACAAAGGATTGGCTGGTAACCATATTCATGTTATCTTCAAGAAACAAGTCGAGACTGGCTTTGAAGTGACGACAGTTTTCTTTGGCAAAGAAGTTGACAAACAAATCATCACAGCCTTGCCATTTAAGAACGACTATGTGAATGTAACGGGTACTCTAACGACAGAAGATAAAACCATCTTGCTTGAAGGTGGTACTGATGGTGCTACAACCAATTCAGAGGTTGAAGATTTCCTAAATGCACTCGATACACAAGACTTCCGTGTTTTAGCTCTGGGTACAGATGAAAGTGCAACGAAAGCACTTGTTACGGCTCATATCAAGAAATGGCGTGACGCTGGTCGTTCAGTCATTGCAGTATTGAACGATTACACGGATGCTGACGATGAAGGTGTTGTATCAGTCGGTAACGGAGTTACATTAAGCGACGGTACGAAACTAGGCGCTAAGGACTGTGTATACTTCGTAGCTGGTAAGTATGCAGGGGCTGGCTTGCAATCCAATACATTCAAGTCTTATCCAGGTGCTATCGACTGTGAGCGTAAGAACGAAGCAGAGGCTGAAAAGCTCATCAATAAAGGGCAGCTTATCTTTGCTTATCGAAATGAAAAAGTTATTATCCTGTCAGATGTGAACTCATTTACTAGCTATACGGCAGAACACAGTCGTATTTTTGGTAAGAATAAACTTGTCCGCACTATGGATAATATCAATACCAATGTCAAGTATATCTTTGAGAACTACTTCATCGGTAAAGTACCAAACAACGTGAATGGTCGTGAGTTGTTTAAACAACGAATTATCACAATGGTCCTTGACCCACTTGCTCAAAAGCAGGCTTTGGAGTATAAAGCGAAAGATATTGAGATTTCACAAGGTATCACCAAAGAATCCGTTGTGGTTAACTTGCCAGTTGTCTTGACAGATGCTATGGAAATCTTGTACATGACGGTTATCTGTGATTAAGAAAGGAGAAACTAGCTAATGGCTATTATGAACCAATTAGATGCTCTGTCAGCTAAAGAAGGAACAGTCTTCTTTACAATCAATGACAAGCAATATGAACTAGCAGAGCTTATCTCGTTAGAAGCAAAGGTTGAATACACAAAAGCTGACGTGACCCCTCTCAACTCTCGTATGAAGGGTGGTAAGATTGTCGGTGCAGAAGGTACAGGTTCGTTGAAGATGTACTACCACCGTCCAGAATTAAAGGCGATGGCTTTAAACTATGTCAAACAAGGTATTTTGCCTCGTATTGATATCAAGTGTACCAACGAAGACCGTACATCTCGTGCAGGTCGTTATACCATCGTTTTGAAAGGGGTTCTGTTCAAAGAATCGCTTATCTTTAAACTAGATGGATCAGCAGATGAAGTCATTGACGAAGAAACAGACTTCACATTCCAAGATTTTGATATCCTATCAGAATTCCAAGAAATTACATACTAACAAAAGGAGGAAATAGTGGTGAGTGGATTACAAGCGTTTTTGAAACAAAACAAAAAAGGGGAAGAGACTAAGGATGTCTTGCTTCCTTCTTTTGAGGAACCAGTTAAAATTCGAGTGTTGAGCGCTCGTGAAGCGGACTTAATCAATGACCGTTGCTTTGTCAATAAGCCTGGTCGTAATGGACGTCAAGAGCGTGTCTTTGACGGTGTTAAATATAACCGTGAAATCTGTATTGCGTCTATCGTGGTTCCTGATCTTAACGATAAAGAATTGCAAAATTCTTATGGAACAATGGGAGCTTCTGAGTTATTCGGTACTATGTTTAATTGGGGCGAAAGCGCCTTGATTTTGGAAGCTGTGACCGAACTCAGCGGTATCAACCAAACATTCCAAGACAAGGTTGACGAGGCAAAAAACTAATAAAAGAGGACGCGGAGGCACAACTTGCCTACTTCGCCCTCGTAAACTATTATATTCGTCCTAGTGAATTTGTGAATATGGATGTAGAAGAAAAAGCTTTTTTCGCTGCAGTCATGCATGAAGAGGCGAAACAACGTAAAAAAGCAATGAAGAAGTGAGGTGATTCTATTGGCCAATTTACAAACAACCATGTCTTTGACCGATAGAGTCACAGGCACTTTAAATAAAATCTATTCGACTATGGAGCGTGTCAAAAATGCAGGCCCTGGCATAGACAAAATCATGAAGGCTCAAGAATCCGCTATGAAAAAAGCCGGTGATTCTGGCCAATATTTTGTCAATAAAGCTGGGCGAGTCATTGATATCAACGGTAGATTTATAAGTAGTGCAACTCTAGCAGCTGCAGGACTAAAAAAAGAAGAACTGGCTCTACGAGATTTAGGGAATGCTTCGAATAACGCTTCTAACAAATTAAGTAGGTTAGTATCTTTGAAAGGCTTGTTGAAGACTGCTTTAGCCAGTATTGCAGTCGGTGCGATTACCAAACAAGCTATAGGTATGTCAGACGAGTATGCCAATATGCACGCTCGTTTAGATATGATCCGTGACAGTACGCAGACGACAGAGCAACTGCAAAAGTCTATCTATACATCCGCACAACGTACAGGCTCGGCCTATACAACCATGGCAAACGGTGTCGCTAAGATGAGGATGCAAGCTGGCGATGTTTTCCAAAACAACGGCGAAACAATTGCCTTTTTGGAAACTATGAACAAATCCTTTGTTGTTGGTGGGGCAAGCATTGAAGAGCAAAAAAATGCCATGCTTCAGCTTACTCAGGCGATGGCTAGTGGTAAGTTGCAGGGTGATGAGTTACGTTCTCTAGCTGAAACTTCACCAGCCTTAATCCAAGCCATCGCAAACAAGTTAGGCGTTAGCCGTGGCGAGGTTAAGAAACTTGGAGCAGACGGGAAGATTACGGCCGACATTGTCAAAACTGCCATGCTAGAAGCAAGCGATACGATTGACAAGCAGTTTCGTAATATGCCCCTAACTTGGGGCAGGGCATGGCAGAACTTCCTGAACTTTGTGACCAAGGCGCTTGAGCCAATATCGATTAAGATAAATCAGATAGTGAACTCGTCAGCTTTCCAACAATTTGCCCAGATTGTAGCCACGGTGCTTCAGTATGTCGTTCAAGCGGTTATTTTTGCTATGGATATGATTGGGGCTGTTTGGAGTATGTTGGCGCCGATTGCTCAATTTGTCATCGATAACTGGTCTGTGATTCAACCGATTGTCATTGCTGTAGCATTCGCTATAGGGACTTATGTAGTTGCGATGAATGCAGCAAGTATAGCGACTAATCTATTTAGTATCGTTACAAACACTGCGAAAGCTGCAATGGCTGGTTTTAATGCAGTTATGGCAATGAACCCAATCATGTTGATTGTGATGGCAGTCATTATCCTTATTGGTCTTTTTTATGCCTTAGTTACATGGTTTAACAACCTTACTGGTGCAGCTGTATCAGCTACAGGAATCATCATAGGGGCTATATTTTACCTAGGAATGACCATTTGGAATATACTTCTTATCATTGCTAATGCAGCTATCTTGGTGATTAATATGATGCTACAAGGCGTCTTTTGGTATGTGAATACCGCAATAGAATTCTGGATGTTTCTCTATCAGGCTATCTTAACTATTTTGATAGGCATTTTAGACTTTATTGACTGGTTTGTTACTGGTGCAGTTAACTTATGGAACGAGATGTCTTTCCAAGTTCAAAGTGCTTGGTATGATATCGCTCAAGGCGGCCGTGATATGGCTGTTGCTATTGCAGGATTTGTAGATAGCATGGTTAATAGTGTTATTAGTTCGGTTGAAGGGATGATTAACTCTGTTCTTAGCGGATTTAATAGCATGATTGGCTTCTTGAATGGTCTTGGGTTGAACATCAGTGCAGTTGGTTCGGTTTCACTTGGTAGAACTAATTTCGCAGGAGATGTAGCTGGTGCGATTGATAGCATGCAGAAACCAGTTAAAAAAACCTTTGAAGGTCTGCACTTGGCAGACGGTCTTAAACAACACAAAGCTAGTTTAGAAACTCCGCACCTTGACACTCCACAACTGGGTTATCTTGAACTTGGAGACCGAATGGGAGCCTTTAATAAAGGGTATGAAATCGGTCAAGGTATCGATAAGGCTGTTGGTGGTTTCTTCAAAGGTGCTGGGGATGGCAATGGCGCAGGAAACAATTTCTTAGGCGACCAAGGAAAGACACCTTACGAACTAAGCCCAGCAAGTTCAGTACCTGGACAAGGAGACGGAGGAAAAGATGGCGGTCACAATCCAACTGGTGGTAAATTAGACAAAGTCGGCAAGATTGAAGATGAAATCAAACTGGACGATGAATACATCAAGTTAATTAAGGATGTTGCGACCATGAAGTGGCAACAGAACTTCATTACCTTGAAACCAGAGATTGTGACCAACATTGACTCCATTAACAACGCTGGCCAGTATGCCAACGTATTGGATGATTTGAATGCAACGATTGTAGACGCTTTGAATAATGGCGCTGACGGTCTCATGGCTTACTAGGAAGGAGGTAGCAGATGTTTATATTTATTGAAGGCATTAAATTGCCAGTGAATCCAGAAGAAATCAAACTGGAGGACAAGCAAGGAATTGAGACAGTCGCTATCATCGATACTGGTAATGTTCCGCTTGTCGGAAATCCAGAGCTTCAATCGATTGAGTTTGAATCCTTTATTCCTAGTGGAAGATACGACGGAAATTACCAACGGAATAGCCGTGTTTCTCCAGAATCGTTTGTCTCTTCAATTCGTAAATTTAAGACTGAAGGCACTCCTATTCAATTAATGATTGGGGGTGCTTTTGGTTCTGCTATTAACGGGAAATTTCTAGTGGAACAGTTCGATGTCTCTACCAAGACAGGATATGAAGATGACCTGATTTATAAGATTAAGTTCTTACAATATCGCTCTCATAAGCCACGAAAGGTCACCATCAAAGACAAGCAAGCACTTGAGGCTACTAAAAAGAAACCGCAGGCGAAAGCTACGGAAGAACGTAGCGCCACAACAGAGAAACCTGCTCAAAAGAGCCATACGGTTGTGAGCGGTGATACACTGTGGGGAATTGCTCAGACTTTTTACGGAGATGGCAGCCGATATACTGAAATCTACGAAGCCAACAAAGACAAAATCAAAGATCCTCATTGGATTTACCCTGGACAGGAGTTTGTGATACCATGATGCAATTATTTTATCAGAATAATAAAACTGGAGATACATGGGATTTAGCAACTGTGTCTGAAAAGGTCGAATTCAAGACAACTAGAAAAGGGTCGGCTTGGAGCGTGGAGATTACTTTGTACAACTCTACAAAAGTAGCCTTTGAATACGGTTCTCCACTTGCTTTCAAACTAGATGATAAAGAGGTATTCTTTGGTTATTTGACCAAAATCAAGTACGAAAAAGATACCAAAACAACCTTGACTTTCCATGATCAGATAAAGTATTTGCTACGCAATATCAACTTTGTTGCCAGGGATAAAAACGTCAATCAAATCGTCTCGGCAATCGCAGGGGATTTCGATTTGAAGATTGGGGAACTAAAAGCCCCAGCCGTGACCTTATCCCCTCAGTTGAAGGAGGATAAGAAGGCTCTGGATATTATCCAAGAGGCCATGGATGAGACCTTGGTACAAAGTGGAGAATTGCTGGTTTTGTATGACAAGTTCGGAGAGTTGACACTAACAACTCCAAAGAACTTACCAATCCAGTACATTATCGGGAATGAATCCTTTATGTCTAGCTTTGAGTTTGAAGGTTCGATTGAGGATAGTGCCAATATTGTCCGCTTGATTCAAGAGAACAAAGAAACCAAAAAGAGAGAGGTCTACATCTATCAGGACAGCTACAATATCGGCGCTTGGGGAAAACTCC